ACATAGATTATCCTAGAGGATGGTCTGCTGGGAATACTGCATTGTATCTTGCTTGTAAGTATGGTGCAGAGGAAGTGTATATGGTAGGTTTTGATGGAAGTAACTATTCACAACCTATAAATAACATATACAAAGGCACAAGAAATTATCTTGATGCCGATAGTCGTGGATATAACACGATTAACTGGGACAACCAATTTAAACTGGTGCAAAGGGATTTTCCTAAAGTGCAATTTTATAAGGTTGGAACAGATTTAACATACGAAGAACTAAAAGATAACATACGATAACATAAGGAGAAATATATGTCGTTAGATACTTTGAAGAGAAGTAATTCTCTTGATAAACTACTTGGTGCAGTAGAAAAAGAAAATGCACCTCAAGAAAAAAAATCCTACAAAGACGAAAGATTGTGGAAACCAGAACTAGATAAATCTGGTAATGGTTATGCAGTTATTCGTTTTCTTCCAGCAGTTGAGGGTGAGGATATGCCTTGGGCTAGAGTGTATAATCATGCATTTCAAGGCCCAACTGGTCAATGGTATATTGAAAACTCTTTGACTACAACTGGTCAGAAAGACCCAGTATCAGAATATAATTCTAAGTTATGGAATACTGGACTTGAGTCTGATAAAGAGATTGCAAGGAAACAAAAGAGAAAGTTACAATATTTCTCTAATATCTATGTCGTAACAGACAGTAAACACCCAGAGAACGAGGGAAAAGTTTTTCTGTTTAGATATGGTAAGAAAATCTTTGACAAACTTATGGCTGCGATGCAACCAGAGTTTGAAGATGAATCACCTATCAATCCTTTTGACTTTTGGGAAGGCGCAAACTTCAAGTTGAAGATTCGTAAAGTAGATGGTTATTGGAACTATGATAAATCAGAGTTTGATAAATCATCTGCATTATTCAAAGATGATGCAAAGATTGAAGAAGTATGGAAGTCTGCATATCCATTATCAGAGTTTACTGCTTCTACAAACTTTAAATCATATGAAGAGTTGAAAACTAGGCTTGATGCAGTTTTATCTGGTAGTGTTACAGTTGGTAATGTTGCAGAAGAAATTGAAGATGCACCTATCGCTGCTCCAGTAGTTGATACTACTCCAGTAGAGTCTACTTCTACAAAAGAAGAAGATGATGATACTATGGATTATTTTCAAAAACTAGCGAATGGTTAGTAGTAACTAAATCAGTTAAGGGGAGTCTTTTGACTCCCCTTTTTTTATGCCATTGCAGCTTGAACAACTGGGTCTGGGTTTGAGATTGCTGTATTATTTGATGTAGTTTGACTTGAAGAATTTGTCACCTTATTATCAGATGGTGCATTAATATTTACAACACCACCATTTCCAGAACTTTTATTCAAAGCACTTCTCATTATCTCAGCAGTTTTTTCAGAAAATGTTACAACGCCAGGCTGATTTGCAGTAAATAGGTTTCCAAGAGAAGCACCCTCAGTTTGATTTGTTACTGTGAGAGCACTACCTTGTTTTTGTAGAGCTTCAAGTTCTGCTTTCGTCACTTCTTTTCTTCGTGCAAATCTTTTTTTATCACCAAATCTCGCAATATCTTTTTCTAATTCTGTAATTCTTTTTCGTCTTTCTATCTCTGCTTTTGCAGCCTCAAAATCACCACCAGCAGCACTAAGAATATTGATTGCTTCTGCAGCTTTTATTAGTTCTGGGACTTTTTTTGCTAATTCTACAATCTTATCTATTGGGCCATCACCACCAAATAAACTGCCTGCGATTTTACTAAAAGTTCCACCACCAAAACCATCAAGTGCTTTTTTCATTGCATCAATACCTTTTGCAGCTGAAAATATCTTATCAGCAGGAATTTTACTTAGTTCTTTGATTTGTTTTGTAGTTGCATCAGTTCCAGCAGTTTTCATTGCTGAAATTTTATCAACTACGTTTCCTACTGCCTCACCAATACCTACGATAACAGACTTGATTGCTTCTCCAGTTGACTCTACAAAATTACCTATCCCAGTAAAAACTCTTTTTATCGACTCTCCAAAACCCTCCATTAATTTACCGATTGGTTCAAATGCTGGTGATGCAATACGAATTGCAGCTGATATTGCAAGGATAGCAGCAGAAACAGCTGCAAGACCAATGAGTGCAGCTGGATTTGCAATCGCAGTAAGACCAGCACCTATACCTTTTAGAATACCACTAATAAATCCACCAATACTTTTTCCAGCAGACATACCTATATCTTTTACACCTTTTGCAAAAGCAGTAACTCTGCCTGGTTGTCCAGCTTTTGCAAGAGCACTACCTTTTGCTGGAGTGCCTGGCGCTGATGGTAAACCGCCAGGCGCTTTTGGAAGCACCATACCTTTTAATCTAGAGCCTAGATTACCAAGAAATCCACCTATTCTAGAAAAACCAGCTGCTATTGTTGAAAATTTACTTGCAACTTTCATACCTATAATAATTGTGGTTACAGCACCTAATCCTAAAACAATAGAACCTATTCCACTATCATCATTAAAAAGTCTTTTAAATCCCTCTATGAATCCACCATTAGGCCCGAAAAACCCATCATAAAAAAACTGTAACTTTGGTAAAAGAGTTCCAGTAATAAAATCAATTATTTTACCGAACAAAGGACTTTGAAAAAAGGCTGCAGCTGCGAGAAATAAACCAGCAAGAAGTGTGCCTTTGAGAATACCTTTACCAACATTTGCAGCTTTTGCTTTGAAATCTTTTCCAAGATCAGTAATACCAAGAGCAATTTTATTGAGCATTCCACCCTCTTTTTCTCTGAGCGCTCTTTCCTCTTTTGCTATTTCCTCTTGTGCAGACTTTCCAGTTGCATCTTCTTTTCTTAATGCTAATTCTCTTCTTTGTAATGAAATATTAGCACTTCTAAATTTTGCATTGTCATCTGCGTTTTGACCTTGAGCTTCAAACCCTTGTCGTAATGCTTCTAATTGTTGTCTATCTTTTTCAATGGCTTCTTTTTCTGCTTTTCTTCTTTCAGCAGAATCTGACTTCATATAGTCAATCAAATCTTTTATTTCATTAGCCACTATTTCTTATCCTTTTTTCCCATTGCCTGTGTACCAAAAAAGGCTGCAACAATAGCTGCAACTGATACAAAATATACACTTGCCATATCACCTAATATTTTACTTGCTTGGTCTAATCCTAGTGCCATTGCAAGAACAACTGCAAAGGGATATAGTAACATACCCATGAGTGAGAACCACGCCATTTTTCGTTGTGCATCTCTCATTGCATCTGCATCTTCTAATTCTTTTCTTTTAAATTCCATATCCATCTCATATTCTTCTTTTGAGATATGACCATCACCATTTCTATCTTTAGCTGCAATTATTGGGTCAACAGTTTTTGTTTCTGGTGTCATCTCATTTTCCTCTCTTGTTCTTTCTGTCTCTCATTCTCTTCTTTTATCCATTGCATCAATAAGTTTACATAAATCTCTCTTTCAAATGGTATCATATTATCCAACTCTGTTAAGCTGTATTTATGATGTTGCATCAAAGCAAAATTAGTTTCATAATAATTATACAGACTATCGTGAGATAGTGCTACCCTAAAAAAGATTCGAGGCCCTCCAAAACTACCTCAGATTTTACCTTTGTTTTAGGATTTGTTACTTTAACTGCATGACGAAGTTTTGGCATACTATTGAAAAAATCAGATAGTCTTTCAAATTGTTCTGTAGTGAGTTGGTCTACAAACTCATCAATATCTTTTTCTGTCATATCACTTCTTTGATATACATCATCTCCAAAATGTATCTGACTAATACATCTGTTTAACACATGAAAAACTCTGTCTACATCTGTAGGATTTTCAGTAAGACCTTTTAAGTCATGTAATATGGGATATCTAAAAATAACTTTTACTTTATCATTTACTTGCACTTCATTTATGTGGTCATCTGTCATAGTGACATTGATATCATCTAAATCCAAACTAACTTTAGCTTGAGTTTTTTCATCATCTGGACACACAACCATGAGGTCTACTTTTGAACCGACAGACTTTGACCTTATTTTCAAAAAAACATATTCTATATCAAACAGAGGTGATGTTGAAGCATCTAGCGTTCCATATGTGCAAGATGATACTAATGTGCCCATTGCATCTGCTAATTGAGTCTCATCTTTAGTATCTTGAGCCATCATTAGTATTTTTTGTTCTTTTACTAAAAATGGTCTGTATTTGATTGTTTCTCCAGTTGACGGAAGTTCCAGAGTATAATCTGGTGTGTTAACTCTTGGTAATGCCATTATATTTCATCCTTTATAATCTTCTTAATACTGAGGGTATGTTTGCATTTATTCTTCTCTCCACAGTATTTGCCACTCTCTCTACAATTCTTGTTCCTAATGATTTAGGTGTACTTGATTCATCTGTCAAGTTTATCCAATAACGATATGCAATCGTTACGTCTATAGTTTGATATGAATTATTTGTCGCATATCCTAGTGATTGTGCAGCTATAGATTTAGGATATGCTTCTACTAATTTCACACCATATCTTCTATTCTCTTGTTCATCTAGTGTGTGTATTTCTACTGACCCAGTATAATCATTATAATAACCTATATCAAATGTTTGTGGATTGTAACAAAGTCTTTGCCATGTTTCCCAATACTTTTTTTCTCTCATATCACTTGAACATTGAAAGGTTGCGTTTATATCACCAAAACTATAACCAGTTACAATCTCTCTTTCGGGCCCATAGATATTACTATCTGGTGTAGAATCCATATTTCTGCCTGGCATGGATATCGCCTCACAACGAAGTCCAGTTGCACGAACAGTTCCATCACCCAATAAATCTCCCATGATTTTTGTAAATACATTTGAACCCAGACCTTTTGAACCCCTAGTCCCACTTGGTGGAAACAAAGTTACCTCATAACGATTTGGTCTGGACATACCATCTTTACTGTTGGTAGTCCCTAGTATTTCATTAAGTGTTCCATATGCAATCGCATCTACTAATCCATTTGTATTAAATAAACTCATATCATCGCCCTACTATCTTTGTAAACCTCTGATGCAGAAGCTTTCTTAAATCTTGCAACTGGTAGTAAAGCTGCAACTGTAAACTCATCTGCATCTATTCTACGAAACTGTGTTTTGACTCTACCAGAGAGGTATCTTTTTAATGTTGGTTTAATTAAACTAATATTTTTTAGTTTACTATAATCTACTGCAAGTCTTGTGCTTTCATCAAACTTTGTATTATTACTGTAATCTACTAATCTGTCTAATAATCGTATTCTTAAATTCATAGGCAGATAGTGTAAATTTATTCCTAAAAATCCATCTGTATATTTTTCTAGTGGTAACACTAATGGAAAGGTATCATAATATGGTAATGTCTTTTTAAATTTAGGGTCATAAAAAAACATATTTAGTCTACCATAAAAAGGTGCGTTATCCCTTTTACCATCTCGTATCAAATCCATAGCACCAGGCTTACCAAACTCTGCAATCTTATTACGAAACCACTCTGTTGAGCGTGGTCTGCCTTTTGCAGCTTTTACAACTGATTGTATAAACTTACTCTGAGCCATTTTTACACCTACAGTTTAATCCACCACAACTTCCTCTAAGTGGTTTGTGCATAAGTAGTCCTAAAGACATACCTAAAGTAAATATTGTTAATATACAAAATGATAGTAAATATTCCATACTATTATTTATACTTTGGATTCAGATGATCTTCAGTTAGTATTTTAAATTCCATACCATTATCTGAACAAAATTCATTTGCAGATTTCCATTTAGCTTCATTGATGACATAATTTTTTACATCATTATACCATTTCTTTGTTTTTCTTTTAGGATTTTTTACTGGTGGTTTGCATTGATACTTTGGTTTTACCTCAATAATAAACTTTTTTACACCACCACTATTCTGTTTGACTTTCATATAGAAATCTGGAAAGTATCTATGTATCTTATTATCCCAAGGCGATAGGTATGGTATAATGACTTCCTCACTACCCCACTCCAAAACCTTTTCATTTCTATCGCAATATACCATCAGTTTTCGTTCCCACAAAGAACGATAAATTATTCTGGATGGATTGCCCCTATATTTTTTAGGATTTGTCGGTAAGTATCTTCCACTATATGCCATGACTTCTCTTATAAATAAACGATATAGGAGTATTTATATGCCATTAGATGCGTTAAGAGGTGTTGCACAAGGTGTCGCTGGTAGAGCCCTTAAAAAGGTTACTGGTAGTATAAAGGCAGGATTATTAGGTAACAAAAAAGGGTTATCTGATATGTCCGATTTTGCTGGACTAAACACTTTTGGAACTAAACATAAAACTAAGAATTATCGTTTTCCAATAGATGTAGAGTCTGGAAGAGAAACTGGTAATCATGGTCATTATATGATGTTTTTCATAAATGAACAGAAAAAACCAAAATTAAGTTTCTTTGAAAGACAGGCGATAGCAAATGAGGGTAAGTTAAATATCAAGAAAGCGCAGAAACAACAAGGTGGAGTTCCAGCTGGAAATGTAGTATCTGGTGGTGATTTTTCTGATTTTGCTGGGCCTACAAAATCAAAAGACCAGAGAGAAAAAGAAGAGGTAACGAGAGATATAGAAAATTTAGCAAAAAGAGCAAATACAATAGGTTTATCAAGACCTCCTACAACTCGACTAGATACAGCGATAGCATTGTATATGCCACCACAAGTTCAAGTATCATATACTGCAAATTATCAAGATACAGAAATAGGTGCAGCTGCAAATAT